ACTTACTTGAATCTGGTGTAACACCAATCGTTGTTTGATGCTCAATATAAATGATTCGCCCATAGACTGAAACATATCCATCACTAAATGTGATGGTATTATTAGCTAAAGTATACCCACATTCACTTTTTAATCCTTCTAGTATTCCAACATCACTTGAAAAAAGAAAATGATATAAATCAGAATCTATCTTTGATGTTACATTTCCACCTTCAAATGTTACTTTTTGTATTGCCATTAAAATACACCTCCATCGATACCAGTACTTGTTACAGTAATTGTATTTGCTGTATTGCTCGTTTTGTTTTTACTTAATAATTGAATTTTTTCAGTTAGTTTTACACGGTACTCTCCTAAGGTAATGGTTGGGTACTGTAAGGAATCTTTAAATGTAATTCCAGTCACTACTGAGTCATATGTTTTTCCTTGGTGGATAAAAGAAACGTAATCTCCTAAATTGATATTACGAAAAGGTTTAAATACTTTATTATTCATATCAAGGGTAAAAGTGATATTGTGATCTAACTTAGAAGTTACCATTTCACTTTTTGCTTTTGTTAGTAAACTAACATATTCATTGTCACTATAAATAAAGGACTTTGTAATGATGCTGTTATAGCGATTACTAGCATTAGCATCTTCACTAACTTCCCCGTTCTTCAACAAGTAGTAGGTTTTTACACTTTGGTACGTGGTATTGTCACTTCGCGGGTAAAAGATTACTTTATTGACTAGCTGACTTGTTGAATCACTTGTCTGAACCTGTAAGATAGATGAAAAGTTGCTTTTGATAACCATCCCTTGCTTAACATTAATGATGTCAAATGCAATACCGGTGATTCGTCCTCTTAGATACAAAACATCTGTTTTGAAATTTATCCCATAACCTTTGGATATGAGTTCGAATATCTTTGCCATAGTTACGATGTTATTATCATTGAAATTGAGCGCACCACTAACACTTGCACTTTTTGTTACAGTCAGGTAAGTAAGATTTTGTAATGAGTCCGGGTTTGTTATAAAATGAGATTGGATTATCTGATATAAATAATCGACTAGGTCACCAGTAAAACTAACTGCTGGAATTTCTAAATTAAAAATCTCTCGAAAATCAAGAGATTTTATTGATGTTGTATGATCATCATTAACTTCGATACTTTCTAGAATTCCGATATAGGAAAACATATCCGTTTGAAAAATGACGATATCGCCATTTTGACAATTGATTTGTGTTTTATTCACAATAAATGATGAGCGTTTAATCAAGACCATATCAAGTGCTAGTTCAAAGTGACGACTGATATACGCATTATCCTTATACTGAAGGGTTGTTCTATCAAGAAATAGTAGTTTCATCTTATATTCCTAAGAACCCTTCTACAATGGTTATTTTACATGATACGGGTGTTGCGACTCCGGGTCTGAACTCTATCTCATAATTGCCATGATCTAAAAATAAAAAATTATCCTCTTCAAAATCTTGATGAGCATAAATTTCTGTGACTATCCCATTTTGGTCTATTATCATTTCTTGTTCACTTGGAATCGCATTTACTTTCAATGTGATATCTTCAGCAGTGAGAAAGAAACGCATAACTGACTGTACACTCCCATTCTTTTTTATCAATACCTCTGGGTCAATGACACTCCCAGATATCTCAATTACAAGAGGAGCTTGATGTAACCCGTCATTTTTAACACTTACTTTGCCTTCATATGAACTAGCGTAATGATATGGATACATATATGGATAGACTTTTCCGCTAGATGACCCATTCGCGATTATTTCATATGTTTTTTCTTTTAACCATAGTGATAGTTTCTTAAACACAACGTTACTTTGAATTGTTGTTGCGACAAGTTCTGCCTTAGATAAACTTGCGATATCAACATAACAATAGGCTTTAAATGCATCATTCTCATAATGCAGTTTCATTTTCGTGCTACTCAAACTGATATAATCAACGAATGATTTATATCCCTTATAACCATCTAAGAATATTAATGTTTCTGTTATTTCCGATAAGGGGATATTATACTCAGAGCGAGAATAAAAACGACTGTATTCTAAATACTTTAAATCAAGTGAAAACCCTAATCCACTGACTTGTGAGATTAGGGTTCTATTTTTATGGTTAAAATAATACACATCACCGTATTCGTTTTCTAGATAAAACTGCCTGATCATATCACACTACCTCCTAAAGCTGCATTGACGGAATCAATATCAAACGTAGGCGAGGTTGTATTGATGGTGATATTATTTGTATTTTGTGTTGATGAACTTGCATTCGCGTTATTATTTACAACACTAGATCCTCTTAAGTTGAATGTATCTGAAAAGAAATCGCCAATCCCACCAAAGAAACCACCCACTTTATCTGCTGCATCCGATGCAAAATCACTGATTCCATCCGTTACTTTACTAGCGATGTTAGAAATACCTTCAGTGACATTCGAAAAAGTATCTTTGACTTTGCCACCAAAGTCTCCAATTTTTGATGGTAAGTCGCCAATCCACTCAAATATTTTCTGGATAAATTCAACAATCTTCTGTACAACAGAAAGAACTGGTTCTAGCACTGTTTTTAGTACATTTATTGCTGGTACCAATACTGCAGTCAAAATCTCTCCGACTATTTGAATAAGCGGTGCGAGCATAGTTAGAATTTCAGCAAACATCTCAACTTGAGTGATTAATGGCATTAACAATACATCCAAAATTGGTGTCAATATATCTACGAGCATTACTACTAAATCAATGACAACATCTAAGATAGGTTGCAAGGCAGTCATTAGACTATCCACAATTGCCATAATAGGCGGGAGTAACTGCATGAATGTTTCCATGAGTCTTCCAAGTAATGCCTTAAACTCTTCACTTTGAAACAAGGCTACAGCAAGTATGGCGATCAGAGCACCAATCCCTAAGGTAGCTGCATTAATACCAACACCTGCAAAGATACCCGATGTTCCTACTGCTTTAAGTCCTATCGATGCAATATTTAAGAGTGGTCCTACTTTGCCAACAACAGATAACACAGGTCCAACAGCAGCAACAAATCCAAGCAAAGTTGCGATCATCTTTTTGGTTCCACCATCAAGATTGTTAAACCTAGTTAGCCAATCCTTAAATGTTGGAATAATATCATCTTTCACTTTTATAATTAATTCTTGTAATACTGGTAATACCATTGATGCAAGTTCAACACCCAGGCTTGATAAAGATTGCTTGGTCCGATCAAGTGCATCCGTGAACTCACCAGCTTGACTAGCCTGTTCATTGGTTACTATTCCCAGTTCTTGAGCTTCATTTTTTAAGTCATTAATGACAGAAGCTTCACTTGATAATACAGGAATGATATCAGCAGCTACTCGCTCACTTAATAAATCATTTGCAACACCAACTCTGATTGCTTCATCTTCTACTTCACTTAAAGCATCACGAATTAAGTTAAATGCTTCATCGGTATTCTTACCTTCTAAATCATCAAGTGTTAACCCAATTAGTGATAAACTATCTGCGTACTTCTCACCATTTCCAGTAGCAATATCACCAAGGACACCATTGACTTTCATGAAAGCTCGTTCCATACGCTCTGTAGAAACACCTAAGATAGTCGCAGAGTGATTCCATTCTTGCATTTGTTCTGCAGATAACCCTAGTTTCTCAGCGGTATCACCTATTTCATCAGCCGTATAAGCTGTTTTTACTGAAAATGCTGTTAAAGCAGAAACGGCTCCTAAAATAGGAACCGTTACACTTTTTGTTAAGGTTGAGCCAAGTTTACCAATCTTTTCAAAATTCGCATTACTTAATTGTTTTATCTTATCGCTTGTTCTTTCTAATTGCCCATTCAATTTTGCGATGGATGCTTCAGAGTATTGAACATTGCGTTTCAGTTTATTAAACTCTTCTTTACTCATGTCTCCAACTTGTACAGCTTTTTTTGCTTTATCTAGTTCTTGGTTTTGAGTAAGTAATTTCTTTTTTGTTTGAACTAATATATCATTAAGTTTGCCTTGTTTTTGCTTCCATAAGTCCAAGTTAGTACTGTCATATCGCAGGTTTGTATTAATCGCGCGTAAGTCTTTGTTCTGTTCTTTTAAATCTTTTTTAATACCTCGTAGCTCGTTTTCTAAATCTTTACCATCAAGACTAAGTTTGATATTAAGTCCTTTGACTGTTTCCGCCATTGATACTCACCTCCAAGATTGGATCTAATATTGAAAAAAGCATAACCAAAGTTATGCTTCCCTCATCCTTCTAAATAAAGAATGAAATGATAAATCAAATAAATCTAGCAACACATCATATACGAGATATGATGAGAAACATGTTTATTATTTTTTTAACCATGTTTTTCACCTCCTTACGTCTACTGAAAGCAAACGTAATTTTTAGAATTACATATAGTTTATCATATAATCATGATATTACAAAAAGTATCTGTCAATATCTACTTGCGTTGCTCTTTTAGCTGATTCTTCCCCATTTATTACTTTCATCTCAAGTTCAACAATCTCAAAATATGTATCCAAATCAAAGTTCTTTGTATCGCTAATAGATAAACCTAAATGAGCAAGATTAAAAATAATATTCGCTGTTATATTTTCAACATCATTATTTCTTTGAGGGTGGTTTGCTTTTGTTTCCTTGTTGAAACGTCCCTAGCATTTCACCTATCGTATTCGTTAAAATTTGTAATTCATCCTGGTTGCTGAGAATGGTAAAGTCTAGTGACATTAGAAAATCATTATAAGATTGCTTACTGAAAGGTCGTTGTAACACATAAATGATTTTAAAAATCGTATCAATTACAGTGGATAAGTCGTCCACTTTTTTAATGTTTGTTTTCTCTAGTTTCTTGATATCGCTAAATAGTTCAGTTGAGAATACATTTCGATAATCAATGATTGTGAAAAGTGATGAATGTAGGCGATATTCTTTATTACCTAGCGTTAGTATTTTTTCCATAAGTTACCTCTTTCTTAGATAAATGTTGGTAGTGCTGGCGCAGTAGTTAAGAAGCCATCATAGTTAGCATCCCCTACCCCAGCAATAATACGCAAGATCAAATCATTACCTGATTCAATTGGTCTAGCAGTAATGTTCAATGTAATTGAATTCGCTTCAATTGAATCTGCTTTTGATTTACTCGCATCACCTGATGGTGTAGCGGTACATAAGAAATACCAAATGCGTCTCGCTTTGATGTCACCTTGTATTTCATAACCAAGTGCAAATGTTTTAGTTTCGCCATTCACTACTTCTACTAAGTTTCCATTACTATCAGTTAACACGCCGAAGATGTCTTTTTTGAATTCATCATCAATTTCGGTGAATTTCAGTGTCACATTTGTTCCAGAATTAGAAACCAAGGTTGCGATGACTTTATCATCAGCATACACCTGAGTGCTTCCACCAATTGCTTCTGTTGTGATTTCTTGTGCACCTACTAATCGTTTTGGTGCTGCAAAGGTCCAACTCCCATCAATTGCTTGAGTGGCCAATGCATAATGAACATTCTTTAACCCAAATGTTATTTTATTACTCATTTAGTAAACCTCCTTTTTTATCTCGTACACTCTA